TCAATAGTTTACGGCGACTAGGGCGCAATCCTTGTTGCCGTTTTCTTTTTCTTCTTCCTGCGCTTGTGACCAAAACGTGACTGTGCTCGCGTGGGCTGCCAAGTGACTTGGGGCCAGGTGTGCATACTTCTGCACCATCTCAATGGTCTCCCATCCTCCCAATTCTTTCAGCACCATAAGCGGAGTCCCGCCTTGTACGTGCCAGCTGGCCCAAGTGTGACGAATGTCGTGAAAGCGGAAGTCTTCAATCCCAGCTTCAGTGCATGCCCTGATAAACATCCGGTCATCACCACCACGAATTTGTTTGCCGTTGCGTGACAGTACATAGCGCGGATGGCTGCCTTTCCTGCGACGAATTACTGTCAGGGCATCATCGTTAAGCGGGATACTTCGGGCACGGCCAGATTTCGTTTGATCGTTGCCGACCCAAGCTGTATGCGCCCGCTCGTTCACCTGAGTCCATTCCATCCCATACAATTCAGCTTCACGCATGCCGGTCGCAAAACCAAGTATGCATGCATCTTGTAGCCATGGTTGAGGTATGCGGCTAATGAGCATCATTGCCTCTGGGCGCGTAATCCATCGGATTCGCTTCTTTGGCTCCACAAAGTTCGGGAGTTTCGGTGCGTGGTGAATCCAGCCCCAGGTAACGCACATGTTGAGCATGCTGCGGATGGTGGCCAAGTAACGATTCTTGGTGGCAGGCGAAAGGGGCTGCGCTCCTTGATGCTTGTAGGTCTTGTGTGTAGGCAGGCCGTCAAATATGAGGTCTGCCGTTATTTCACTTACCGTCAAATGCCCCAGGTACTGACGCCAATAGGCTATGTATCGGACTTTCGAGTCATAGTCAGATTGGTCCTCATGGGCTGACAGAAAGCGCAACGCTGCCTCGCTATATGAGCGAGGCTTTTGTTCACCAAGTTTATGTTGTCGCCAGAGCTGGGCTTTCAGGCGGTCGTGGTATTCCTGCGCGGCCTTTTTGTCCGCTGTGCCAGTAGAGTGTCTAATTCTCTCTCCGCTCGGCGCATAGAAATCGACGTGCCAGATACCTTGACGTTGTCGGATTGACATTGTGTTCTCCTGTCACCGACCGACGCTATCCGAGTGACGTTGTAATTCGGTTGGGTGATCTTTGCAAGTTGAGATGGCCAGACCCGCCAGATCCGGCTATCTGGTAGCCGGAAGGCAAGTTTGTGTCGTCGCTGCCAAATCGTTTGATATGAAACGCCAAGTCTCTCGGCTGCTTCCTTTAATGAAATCGCTGATTCATTCATGCGACCTCCCATGAAAAACCCGCCACGGGGGCGGGTAGATTCCAATCTTTGGCCGTTTTGGCCAGGACTTCCATAATTCGATCTTGCATTAGCGGGCCTGTCGAAACTCCTGCAGGAACCGCTGGCGGAACTGCTCTGTATCCAGGTCGGTGGTGCGAATCTTCGTATTCTCAGGGTTGTTCATCCAGTTCCACATGCGCGTGCTGAGCATCTGTGCGCCGGTGATTTGGCGCTGCAGCTCATCAATTTCGCAGGCTACGCACCCAGTGCGACTGCGGTGTACCTGGGCTTCACTGTGTTTTTCGCAAGTAGCTTTCACTCTTCTTTCTCCGTATTCATAATGGCCTGCAGGTCGAGCAAGGCCTGGGCTGGCACAAGCACATAATCTGTGCCGCCTTGTTCAGTCCGTTCGTATTCGACGGCAGATCGCAGAAACTTCTGCAGTGGGGGCGCGATAGCTTTCACGGTTAAGCGGGGGCGGTCGGCCAGCATGCGCGGTGTGACCTTCGTCTTGCCTTCATCTTGTGCCCGCTCAGCCGCCTGTTCGATGACCTGGCCTGCTTGCTCGCCGTGCTGGCGTACCAGGTCGACCGCTGCTGACGCTGACACTTGGCCCGAGTTGATTGCCCGCTGTACGTCTGAGTTGGAGTTGGCAAGCATCAGCATTTGCTCAACGTGGGTGCGAGATTTGTGCACGCCCTGGGCAATCTGGGTGGTGGTCCAGCCAAAGTTCGCCAGTCGTCGGTATCCCCGTGCTACTTCCAAGGCTCCCAGACGCCGGTTTTCCACGCTAGTCAGGATACGCAGCGTGCGCTCAGCATCACTTCCCTCAAACGGCACGATGCTGATCCATGCTTCTGGCGGCCCACCATCACGTGCTGGTGTTCTGGGCAGCTTGCCTTCTGAATCGAGCAGTAGCAGGGCGCGTCGTCGTCGGTACCCATCAACGACAAACACCCCTCCTTCTTCACGCGGGCGTACTTCCAAAGCAGGGTAAGTGCCGCCAGCCCCGATAAATTCGGCCAGGGCTCGGATACTTTCCTCAAACGAGACTCCATCAGCATCGACCGCTGTTTCATCTCGCAAATTGAACCCTGGCTCTTCATGAATATCTTCCAGGCGGATTTTCATTGCATCCGCCCGCTTGATCGTTTTATCGCCGATCATGCGCTTAAAAGTAGACATGTTTTCTCCGTTACATGGGCAGGCTATCGACCCACTTGAGGAACAGTTCCCAGAGTGTTTTGCGTCCGGCTTCAGCGGCCTCGGGGGAAATGCTCATGCTCCAGGCTCCTTTGTGGCCGGCGCCTGGCGCAGCATCCGCAGCAGGGCAGTGCGGTACTGGCCCAGGCTTTGGTACGAGATAGCGGACGCATCGCAGGCGACGAAGGCCTCGATGTTGGCCAGGGTTCTTTGGTGTTGGTCGATCCGGTTCGCAGCTTCGAGCATGATTGCTGTAGGCAGGACCACACCCTCGGCAGGCCCGCTAAAGTCCCGCCATCCAAACTCGGGCTCCCCGTTTGCCTGGATTGGCCCTAACGGATACTTGCAGCGCAAGCGGTGGGTGAGGTCATCCATGAGCGGCCTCCTTACGTGCTGTGCTGATTGTGCTGGCGATTTCTTCCGCGCTTTCTTGGGCCTCAATCGTTCTTCCGTCGAACGTCTTCACATAGGCCCCTATCTTGTGCCAGTTTGGGCCTGCCTGAGCGACCCGGGCAATTGCGTCAGGGTGTAGGTAATGACGCATCCCGTTCATGTCGGTGATTTGGATCATTGGCCTGGCTCCTTACGGGCTGCGTCGATGGCGGCGAGCGCGTAATCCATCCCGGCATTGAATTGCTCAGGGGTTGGGTTGCCCTCTCTAAAGTGCTTCAGCTGGTACTCGAACATGGCATCAATCAGAGTTCGGTCATTCTTGCAGGCCGCGTCGCGCCATGCTCGATATCGCTCCGCATCCATCCTGTCGGCGTCCTGCTGGGCGAGTGCGGCGCTCCATGCCTCCCTTGCGATTGCTACTCCCTCGCCAATTGGTCCGAGATGCGGGTACTCGTATTTGATCCAAGCATTGAACTCTCCGGAATTACCGGATAACTGGGCCTGCTCGGATAGAAATATCAGGCGGTCCCCTTCCTCTGGGTGGTGATTCGCCGCGGCAATCTCTTTTGCGCCGTAAAGCCTGGGCATCTTGCCTGGATACTGGCAGGCCCAACCGCGCCACGGCTCGCCTTGATACTGCACCCCATCAGCACCGCTTACAGGTTGCTGCGCTGCCAGCAGTGCTCGTAAGTCGCAGGCATAAATCAGGACGCCCATGCGGTTTCCCATTGTGCTTAGGTCGTCTGTGCCGTCGCCTTGCCAGCGCCAGCACTCGCCCCGCGCATGTTCTTCCAGCAGGCTTATTTGTTGGCGCAGCTCTTTGTTTTGGGCTACCTCGTTTTTCAGGTCTTGCAGGTGAATACTCGCGGCGTCTGGCTGCGCCTGGGCGGAAATAGCCTTCTTAACGCGGTCCAGCAGGTCGGCAGTATCATGCTGCTCCAGCGGAACGTCTGGTGTTACAACTTCGGATATCTCAGCCAGTCGGCAGCCAAGTCGGTGAATAACTGCTATATCCTCAACGGCCTGGACTAACAGGTCCTTGTTCCGTTTCTGTAGCGCTTCAATTTCTGCATCCCTTGCTGGGATACCTGCTTTCACATCGTCAAGCGTCTGCTGTGTGACGTCTGGCTGGGCGGCAACGGGGGCGCGTCGGACATGCTCCGTTAAATCAGCAAAGGCCTGTGTTGTGCGGCATACTGCGTCTCGCTTATCGACTGCTTCCACCTCAAAGTGCCTGCTATCGCCATAGCTTACGACTAAGCTGATTAGCTTCTCCAACCACGCCACCGGCTCCGCGCTCACAGGTGCGTTGTTTTGTGTATTTGTGCTCATCGACGTTTCTCCTTCAGTTGCGGGTAATTAGGGTTGGCGGCGGCTTTTGAGGTAACGGGGATGAATGCGCGTGTTCCGTATACCTGTGCTGCGCGTTCTAGGTTGATGGCCAACTGGCTGATTGCCTGTACTGGGTTGTGCTTCATATCGTCAGGCATGCTGTGGTTCTGGCGCATTGGCGGCCTCCTTATCAGCCTTGGCTTTCTTCCCGCAGAAAGGGCAGTACGAGACGATGGTGCTAAGGTCCTTGCCCTTCTCGCTGCGGTAGCCTGGGGTGTCCGCCTTAACCCCGAATGGGATGCCGATATACGTCCCAGGATTGGCACCGTCCAGGACGTAGGTGATGTTGCGGCAGCGCACCGATTCAATTGGTGCCTTCACCTGCGGCTGGTGGAGCTCTTTGATCCTTGCTTCGATTTCTTCAATGCAATTGCAGTTCATGTTCTTGCTTCCCATCCGTTCTCACCCCAGACCACACAAGAGCGTTCAAGCTCATGGCACAGGGATGCATATCCGTTATTGAAATGACCGTGGGTAGAGGTTTTGTGCAAGAGTATGCGCACCTCGGGGTCATGGCGAAGGGTAAAAAGTTGCCCCGGTTCGATGTGTCGAAGGCGGGGCAGGGGTTTGTTGCTGTAGGCGCTTTGTGTCATGCGACTTTCTCCCGAGGGGAGATCTGCTGATCGGAGTAGTTGGCCTGCACAAGGGCATGCGCCAAGGGCGGGCAGACGCTGTTACCGCACATGCGTACCTGCGCCGTTTTGGTGAGTGGACTGCCGTCAGGCTTACGGTCGATGATGTACGAATCAGGAAAGCCCTGGGCCCGGTAAAGCTCGCGTGGTGTCAGCATGCGTAGGCCAATGTCCACGATCTGATAGTCAATGCCATGCACTGTGACGAGTCCAAAGCGGTCTTTGGTGGTCACTGTGTGCAGGGGCTCACCCATCTGCGGGTCTTGGTCCGTGCCGTAATACTTGAGCAGGAAGGCGCGGACTTCCCCAACGTGTCCACCGCCGGCTGTCAGTGTCGGCATAGGCTCGTCATGGCCCTGTCCAAACTGGTTGTTGCGCAGCTTCACCAAGTGGCTTGTTACCAGACCAGCAGGGCAGCCAGAGGCCGTTACGGTATTCAGTGGTTGCTCAACATCGCGGATGCCGTGGCTGAACCGTTTGCCACCTACTTTGCCTTCGCCATGCCCCATATGGATAAGGTTGGCCGTGATCAGACTGTGGTGATCTACGCTGGTGACCGTGCCGATGGGATCTTGCAGGTCGCTGCCCACCACGCCGGTGTAGTGCTTGGCCAAGAATGCCGTCACCATTCCCATTACGTTCCCTGTGCTCATCCGTTTTGTCTCGCCACCGGCTGTAACGGTGTGCAGCGGCTCATCCAGGCCTGTGCCTATCGAGCCGGAGCGAAACTTGGTGATGAAGCTGACGCCGCCCGGCACGATGAATGGCTCGTCCGCCTCCACCACATACCGCATCACACCCTTCGCAATGCGCCGGCATGTTGCATCTGCCAGGGGGCGCTTAATTCCTAGCGCTCGTCCTTCCTCTTTTGTGAGAAAGATACTTGGGCATGGGATGGACCAGTCGATGATGTCCGATGCCGGGCGCCAGGCCTGCTGGCCCTTGGCTGGTTTGGCAAAGTGCGTCTGCTGCGGCCACACAATAGGCAGGCCATCACACCGCGCCACCATGAAGAAGCGCTTGCGGATGGTGGGAGCGCCGTAGTCGCAAGCTCGCAGTTCCTTGTATTCCAAGCGGTAGCCGAGCGCGCGAAGCTGCTCTTTCCAGAGCTGGAACGTCTGACCCTTACGCTCAGGGCAGGGCATGCCGTCATCCGTCAGCGGTCCCCAGGTCTGAAACTCTTCTACGTTTTCAAGAATGATCACGCGGGGGCGCACGGCCTTCGCCCATTTGACGACGACCCAGGCCAGTCCCCGGATTCGCTTTGATACCGGCTTGCCGCCTTTGGCTTTGCTGAAGTGCTTGCAGTCAGGGCTGGCCCACAGCAGGCCGACTGGCCGACCGCGAGTAGCAACGTGTGGATTGATCTCAAACACATCACTGACATAGTGCTCGGTTTGAGGATGGTTGATGGTGTGCAGGGCAATGGCCTCTGGGTCGTGGTTGACGGCGATATCAACGTGTCGTCCCAGGGCTTGTTCCAGCCCGGTGGATGCGCCACCACCGCCAGCGAAAAGATCGACCGTGATCTCCGAGGCGATGGGCAACAAAAACTGCTTGGTGGTCATGGGTTGATCCTAGAAAAGAAAAACCCCGGTTGAGTAAATCAAGCGGGGTTATGGGGTGATGCTGTAGTCGTGATGCGTCATAGCCTGACAACCTGTTGGCGTTCCAGGTCTTTATCGAGCCACCCTTGCGCATCGGTCCATACCAGCGGGCTGAGATCATCCTCAGTGAGGCGGCGAACTCGCAGCGTCCCTGGATTGGATGTGATGTTGTCCTGCAGGTCTTCGGGCGGAATCTCGACCGGATAAAAGCCCTCGGCACGAAAGAAAAGGAAAATTGCTTTCATGTCAGCCCCTGCGTTCGCCGCCCAGCACACCCACGACGTCGGCGATCAGGCTGGCGAGCTCGGAGGTCATCAAGGTCATGTCAGCATCAAAGATTTCGTCATCGTTGACGGCTGCCACGTCCTGCTTTTCAGTCAAGATATCCAGCGGGGCAACGCGTTTGACGTCCAGGGCATCGGTCAGCACAAAGCTGATGCGATCCGCCCAGGTCATGGCCAAACGGGTGCATTGCTTACCGGCTTCAACGTGCTTGCGCACTTCGTCAATGTCGGCGCTTTGCTTCACGTAGCGCACGGCAGCACCGCTGCCGCCGGTAGAGCGCAGCTCGGCGTCTTGGTCAATGGTGAAGTTGGCGGGGGCGTCATCATCAACCAGCCACGCCGTCATAGCGCCAGCGGGTGACCACTCGGTATACAGCGGCTGCACAGGGAAGGGGTCTACGCTTTTAGCGAATAGGCCCAGGACTTCATCACTCTTAGCCACGGCAGCGGCATCAATCACAAACCAGTGGTTTCGTGTGTCGATCCACACCATTGTGTCGCGCTGCACGACGTGCGACTTGGGCAGCAGCTCCGTGATCACCTGCTCTTTGATTTCCTTCATCTGCTTGCGACCAGGCTTGTAGCCTTGCTGCTCTTCGATTTCGCGGGCTTTTTCGCGGGCCGCCTGGTTGACGACAGCGCTGGGCAGCAGTTTCTTTTCAGCGCGTAGGCAGATTAGATACTGCCCATTCACTTCATGCACCAGCTCACCATCTTCACGCGGCGGCACCCAGCCTAAGCTGAGTGGTTCTTGGCTGCCGCCAGGGGCAAACTGATGCTTGGCCAACATCTCGGCCAGTTGTTGAGCGGATAAGGCAAACGACGTATCCAAGCGATAGATACGCAGGTTTTTAAACCACATGGGTGTATTCCTTAATCTGAATTTATGATTCTCTCGGCTAGAATCTGTTCCGTGCTGCAGATTTAGTTGGCACGCGTTTTTTGAGAGGTTGTTATGAGTGGAATTCCAGCAGGCGAAAAGTGTGAGTGGTGCGACAGGTTGGCAGAGTACGAAACTGATGAGTACTATCTGTGTGAAGAGCATCACGATCAACATGTTGATGGGGCTCGTGGCAAGGATTAATTAACAAGCTGATGTCAGTGTTTTAGTTAACCCAAGCCATATTGACGCCCGTAACTTTAGTTACGGGCGTTTTTCATGCTGTCGTGAGTTTATTGAGCTTTTAATCTGTGTTCTTGTATCAGTCGATCATCTGATGCTTCAGTACCATATTTAATGACCTGGGCGAGCAGTTTCCTATCGGACTGTTGTGTGGTTGGCGGCACGGCACCGGTTAAACCGGCGCTCTAGGCCGTGTCGCCTCAATTAAAAGGTATGTCGTCATCCATATCGGCTAAGTTGTCCGTCATGGGTGGACGTTGTTGCGGCTGCCCGCGCCCGGTGGCTTCCGCGTAGTTGTTGCGTTGCTGGCCCTGTGGTGGTGAGTTGGGTTGCTGCGCTTCCCCGTCACGACCACCCAGCATTTGCATTTGCTCAGCAACGACTTCTGTGGTGAATCGTTCCTGACCGTCCTGGCCTGTCCATTTACGGGTGCGCAGACGACCTTCTACGTAGACGGGACGGCCTTTGCGCAGGTACTCACCCGCGATTTCAGCCAGGCGGTTGTAGAACACCACACGGTGCCATTCGGTTTCCTCACGGCGCTCGCCGGAGGTACGGTCTTTCCATTGCGAAGTCGTGGCAATGGAAATATTGCAGATAGCCGAGCCTTCTGCGCTGTAGCGTACTTCTGGGTCGCGGCCAAGATTGCCCACCAGAATGACTTTGTTGACTGAGGCCATTTATGCGGCCTCCAGCAGGGCGTCCCGCAGTTCGTGCTGATACTTGGTGACTGTTCGCTCGAACTCCATCAGATCGGATTCTAGTAAGTCGATCTGGTTGTCGTCGCGCTCGATGCGGATGATTTTCATGCGGCCCAGATCATGAACCCACAAGATCAGATCCACCCACTTGCGACCAAGTAGCCACATTGCGCCATTGCACTGGTCTACATAGGCGGCAATATCGCCGTTCACGAAGGCGGTGAACAGAGTATCGCTGCTGACCATCGTCTTGATTTCAATGATCCCGTCATTGCCCACCAAACCGTCTACGCTGACTCCAAATAGGCGGTCAGCCGTTGTGATGAAACCGGCCTCGTCAACGATGCGCCCGGTTTTGCGCTCATAAACGGCGCGGGCGTAGGGCTCTTGCTCAGTGCCCAGGCGCATGGCGCCGTTCACGAAAACCTGCATGGGCTCGCCGCCTTCGCGCTCTCGGGCCACGTCCATGGCGTAGTCCAAACATTTCTTGGATGGCGCACCGCTTTTCAGGCGGTCGCGGCAGTCTTTGAAACGGCTGCCGGTGATAACGCCCTTGCGAGCCTGGAGCCAGTCCGGCGTGCCCTGTTCGGCGGTGTGAATGATTAAGCCTTCCATTATTGAGCCTCCGTGAGCATCTTTTTCTTGTCCGATACGGCCTTTTTGAAGGCGTTGTAATCGGCAAGGTTGTTGGTTGCGTAAATGACGTTGCCGCCTTGTTGCCAGATGGTCTCTAGCTCTTCCAGCGTTTCGGCCTTGGCTACTTCGCTAATCCAAGAGTCTTTCAGAGCAGGATCTGCCGGCGCTCGGCCATCAGTGTCGTCGTCCTGCTCGGACAAGCCGGTAATGGCCTTCAAGGTGTATCGCTCCAAGTAGGTCTTGGTGCTGGCGCGTGACTGAATAGCGTTGCGGCCTGGGCCGGTATCTGGAGGCCCGCCCATGCTCACACTTTCTTGATGGCCACCAACGTGCCGCAGGTAGCAGGTGACCTCCATCCAGTCTTTGTCATCCTTGGTCAGCTTCCAACTGGAGGAAAGCCCATGCTTGGAGAGGGCGGGAGTCACTGCATTCACAACGTCATGCAGCTCGGCGTATTTCTGATTCTTAAGCGGGCCATCGGAACGAGCCTTGCCCTTGATGATTGTGACTGACTCGGCCTTGAATGCAGCGAACGCCTCGTCGTAGGCCTTCTTGGCCTGGGTGGCGTTGTAGCGATCCTGCAGATCCATCATTTGCCCGATTTGTTCAGGGCTCATTCCAGACTGCAGGGCGGCAATTGCCATGGCCATTGGCGACCCGGCCGGGGCAGGCGCTGCGACAGCAGCCTGTGGTGCTTCAATAATTTCTGTGCTCATGGTGTCCTCAATATTGGATTCGGATAGCCGGAATCAAACCCTTGGCGATCAGAATGACGGCTTGTTTAGCGCACTCATCTGGCAAGCCGTTCTCAATGAATGCAGCCAGGGCGGCGTTGTTGATGGCAGCCATATGCTGCTTGTCGGCCTCACGTTTACGCTGTGCTGCCTCTGCTGCGGCCTTTTCGTCTGCTTGGCGCTTGATTTCTGCTTGGCGGGCGGCTTCGGCGGCATCCTTGGCGCGTTGCTCAGCGGCCAGCTTTTCGGCTTCGGCTCGGGCCTCGGCCTGTTTCTGGCGTTCGATGGCTTCGGCTCGTTCCTGCTCGGCACGTTCTGCGGCGGCTTTTGCATCGGCTTCACGCTTGGCGGCGGCATCGCGTTCAGCCTGGGCCTTGGTTTCGGCGTCGGCTCGGGCTTTCTCAGCCGCTTGCCGGGCAATTTCGGCCTCGCGATCTTTTTGCTCTTGCTCGGCCTGTTTGCGGCGTAGTTCAGCCAGTTCCGCCTGTTCGGCTTCGTACTTTTCGCGCTGGATTAGTGTGGCCCGCATTGCGCTCAAAGTTTCAGCCTTTGTGCGGTGTGCTTCGGCCTCAAACTCTTCCCATGACTGATCGACCAAGACGGCCTCAAGGTCTTCAATCTGAGATCGCATTGCTGCTGCGTTCGCTTCATCACACAAGGCGAAGTCTTGCAGCCACTGGATGCGCTTTTTATGTCCGGTGACTCGCTCTTCTTCTGCCTGCTCCCACTCCGTCAGCGGTTTGCGCACTTCGTCTGCCAACGCGTCCAGCTCGTCGCGCATACGCTTACGCTCGGCGTCTATCAGCTTGGGGATTTCCTTAAGCCGATCCACCTGCTCTTTGCCAAGGCTATCCAAAGCCGTTTTCATCTTGCGAACCTTGAAGGCACGGCTTGCGATTTCCTTTCGGCCCTTGTCGGTCTTCAGGTTCGGCGCATGCCCGGTGACTTCTTGTCGGATGCGCTCGATATACGGGTCCAGACCGTTTGGTGTTTGGTAAATTTGCAGCGCCGTTTCTGCCGGCGGCAGTTCCGTCAGCTCTAAGACTTCGGTCATGTCATGCTCCAACTAAGTAAGTCAGCAGGGCAGGGCCGAATGCAAACAGGCCGCCTGCCGCGATGACTGCAGGAATTGCGATTGCGAAGGTAGGGAACCAGCCCCAGGGCGGGGTGCTGCTATTTGGTGCGTAGCATCCCCGTCCGTCGAATTGATTGCGGCGTCTTGTGCGGGGGAAGCCGGGGTTTTCGCTATGAGGCATCAGGTTCTCCCTTACTGCGTGCGCGTAGCATGGCGTCGGCGATCTCAAAGGCGTGCCGCGCTGTGTTCTCAATGATGGTCAAGCCGTTGACGGGGCTGTACCCGTTATCCCTCCAGTTAGATGCCTGTCCACTTGTGAGTGCGGAAATAGCGAATGCATCTCGTAGGGTCAAGCCTGCATAAAATCGAGTTGTTCCAGCCTTAACAACTCCGCCAAAAATGTCGGGAATGTCTTCCGTTGACTTGTTTTCTATCTCGAACGGATATGCTGGGCCATCGTTATCAATCCGCGTAGTCATGTTGGTTCTCCCGATAGGGCGGCGCGGGCCTTCTGGACCCATACCGGAGTGCGGTTTTTGTATCGCTGCTGGCGATGAGTCCAATACTCAAGTGCCAAGTAGAGAGCCTCTTCAAGCCGCTCAATCTCAGCCGCTTTTGCATTGCGTTCGTCCAGGGCCTGATTGGCCCGTTCATAGAACTGGTGCCGGGATAGCTCGTCCTTCATCGCCATTTCGTAAGGCATTTGAATTACGGCGTTTAGCATGATGTCGCTCATGGCTGCCTCCAGATGCTAAGAACGCCCTCAATTACGAGTGCGATAAAGAAAGCGGCGCAGCAAAAGAACACCGCAAAGATGAAAAACTCGATCAGCACGGCAGCGCCTCCAGTTCTTGCTGGGTCATGCAGTTATGCGTGGTGTCTGCCCAGTCGCCGATGATTCGTTCGCGTTCGGTGCGCAGAGCAGGGCGCAGGCTTTCATCATCCAGCGCAGCAAGCAGTTTTGCGGAATAGTCGCAACCCGCCGAACTGGACGCCAGAAGCGCATTCTCCATTTCTTCGATCAGCCCTATGCGGCTTACCTTTTGAGGAATCGATTGCAGGGCCCAGGCGATGTTCACGTACAGTGTTTTGCCGTACAGGCAGTTGCGGATTTGCTCCGCGATATAGGCGCGGCGGCGCTCCGCCAGCTCGTAAGCGCGTACCTCGCGCTCTGCGATAGCGTTCATGGTTAGCTCCGTGGGGATTGCGCCGCGTCCGGCGCTTGAGAATAGGAAGAGGGTTAGCCTGCGTCTGCCGCCGTCACTGCATCTGCGCAAATGCCGGTATTGGCGGGATTCGGGGTTCTATGCCCTCTAGTCGCAGCACTCCCGCCGCCCATGGCGTGGGCGGGGGTGATTTAGAATTGGTTAAGGGAGTGGGAATGCTGCGGCTGGAGGGTGCCCGCTCTCACCATGCGGGCCATGGGCCTGTGCGCCTACAGGCTGGCGTACTGCTGCTCGATTCGGTGTGCCGTCATCCAGTTATCGGGGGTGGGTACTCCCAACTGTCAGGCGATTTTGAACCCATGCCGATATCGCCCGGCTTTCTGCGCCCGTGAACTCAGGGGTGGGGCGGCTCAGCCGCTAAGAGGCTTCGGTGATCATGTCTATCTCCTATGTCATCCGGTCGGCGGCTGTCAGAGCTCAGCCAGCACGGAATAAATCAGAAACTCTTGAAAGATTGGGTCGTTCTTGCTGACGGCGAAGGTGTCGCCAGAGTGCTGCTCGACCAGCAGGTCGCCTGATTCAGTTTTGGTGATCGACTTCACACGATTCGCGGGTTTGATGTCGATGATGCGTGTGTGGTTGGTGCGCATTTGGGGCTCCTATGTCATCCGTCAGCACCCTGAGAGTCAGGGCGCTGGTGGATGCGGCCCCTGTGCGGGGCCGGCGCCGGGATTCCAACCGGCAGTGACCGTTTCTACTCTTGGCCGTCTGCGCCTCACCCTCTTGCCCCGTGAACCGCGCTTTGGCGGACTGGGAACGGCAGGGATACCGCGCAGAGCTACGGCCATGCCCGTAGGTGCTATTGAGCCGGACGAACACCCCGCATAGGTGGGGTGAGCAACATCGGCGTTTGGTTGTTAAAGAGCTCCTGCCGTAGCAGGCGCAGCCTGGGCTGCTGGCGCTCTCTGTACCGTTACTGGGCTGCCCTGGGGGCTAGGCTGTTCTGCGGTGGTCGGTGAAGCGTTGAATAAATTATAAGCAATGCTTCTAAAAATAGTCAACAAATAATTAGCGGTGCTTCTTTTTTGTGCCAAGGGCATGTGTAAATAAGGCGTACCGCACGGTGGTGGGATTACCGGATTACTGAAGAGGGCGCGCGTGAGGTTGCGGTCTTGGTCATGGGCCGCAAAAGCAGCGCGCTTCAGTCAGTGCGCCCGGTGCGCCGTCAGGCCTAGATGGAAGAGGGGCAGGGTGCCACTCAGTGCGCAGCCAAAGAAAAAGCCCCGGGAGGGGCTTTCTGGTGATGAGCTCGTGACGTGAGCTGACGTATCAGAACGGAAGGCCGGGGAATCGGTCTTTTAGCTGTCGGATAAGTTTTTGCCGGGTCGACACCATTTGTTTTGAATATGCTTGTTGGCTTTCGACTGTTCGGCGAGCGGGCTCGCGCAACGGAGAAGTGTGTAGTGGGCTGCGACTAGCCTGGTTAAGTTTATCGTAGATAGTAGCACCTTCTGTATGACTTCAAATTACCGCTGCAGCCTGGAAATGGAGATTTTCCTAAGCAATGATGTGGCGTGGAATTTGAAGGGTAGTGAGGTAGCGAGATTGCCACCTTTGAATGAGATCAGTCTCATTGTACCAGTATGGGCTTTTCGCCCACTTAAGCATAGAAGTGCTTTGTAACGCTTCCTGGGGCATAGGGGCGTCAGGGCCTGGTCTGTACGCCCAACAAGAAAGCCCCGTGAGGGGCTTTAGTTTACTAGTGCTCAAGTTTTGGGGAGGGTATCAGTAGTTAATGCATGGTTGATGCCATAAGACGGGTTAAAGGCATTGCCCTAGTGATAGAGCCCAGTATTTCGATCTCGTTGAAGGCTCGGTCAGGATCATGACGATCATCAACAATAAAAAGCGGTTTGATCATGTCAGACATTGGGCCATTTTGTACATCACCAGCCTTTCTCATAGCTCCGCCAGTGGATTGTGGCCAAGGTTGTAGTACGTCAATTACGTCCTTTCCGTGGCGAAAATCAAAAATATGGTCCGATCGTGATGCGCCACGCACACGGAAGTTTCGCTTGAACTCCGCAGCTGGGTTCCGAGCGATTATCAGGGGCTCGACAAGCGCTATTACGTCTTCATCTTGAGGGCGTTGATTGAGGCGTTCCGAGGCCCAAGCAGAGATCTGTAGTAGTGCCGCAATGGCAATGGCAAAGCCCTGCGCACAGCTGTCCGGCGTGGATAACAGAAAAATCTCGCCATCAGAACTCATGTGAGCTTTATTCTTGGCCGTTAGACTTGCGAGTGAGGTATGGGTCGCGCCATTCCAAACATCTAAACCAAGACCACCGAGTTGGAACATAGTGTCTGCGTTGTCTGAAATCCGAATAAATTGCGATTCTGGTTTTAAGTAAAGGTTAATCGCAGAACCGTCAGGTAGGCTAAAAGGAGTGCCAATTTCAAGACATGGTGAACCATCAACCGCAACGAGCGGTCGACAGTCGTACCTAGTTAGATTGTTTGCCCATTCACAGTTGAACATTTTCCGGATCTTCCATAGAGAACGGCTCAATGTGTGCCTGTTCTAAAAACCATTCTAGGCTTCCAGCCCAGTTGCCGCAACGAACTTCTGGATGGGCGATGGGGACAGGTTCGGACTCTCCTTTATGTAGATGTGGACCATAGATGGGAGGGGTACCGTTGTGGGTGCGCTTGCTACACGGGGCCACTTCAAGCTGGAAAATAGGTCTCCGTTGCTTTGCTCGATGACGCATGATCGAAAACAGGTACAAGCAAGAGTCAACAATTACGGGAGCTTTTACCTCTAACTGGATCGTTACTCCAGGAATGGAGATGTAAGAGGAGTCGAAGAGCTCAGTCGTTGCAATGAGGTGGCCTGCATGATTACTCCTCGGCATCCAAACAGGCGGCCTTAATACAAACTTTGCTGTCAACGCGATATCAGATTCTGTCATTCTTCCTCACTTCCGTCGCCCGCTTAGTTAGGTTTGCTCCGCACCATTATTTACGTAATGCTTGTTCCTAGTGCTCCATGACTTAGGATGAGGTAAGAGATTTTCCGGTGTACATGTTACCGATCTTAATTGCTTCTTGCTTGCCGCCTGGTAATTGATTTGCCTTTGTTAGAAGATACTTAGGAAATTTGGTTGGAAGATATTCTTCCTTAAACCAGCGACGGAAGGCTGGTAGTGCCGCATCTGGATAGGCATTAGGCTTCTGAGGGTTGCTTAGAGCTTGAGGGTAGTAATCAGGATAATTGTGTTCATACTGAACACGCTGCCCATAATTTGAGGCTAAGTCATTGTCTGTCCAGTATCTACTCCAGTGCTGACCAATACTGATATCAGGAATCGTTTTGTGATTGACTGACAGGTCTGCATTAATTAAGTCCACCACCAGGCCGGTTGTTTCTTGGAAAATGGTGAAATGCCCGTCAGGTGCACTGGACTTCAGAAGGGACACTCGATCTTGATAAAATTTCCACTTATCTACTGGTGTGTAGTTAAGGGATTCATATATGAACTTTTGCAGGCCGAATGTAGCAAATCGACGATAGTTTTCAACAGCAATTGAGCTATCGGCACTCGACTCAAAGGCATAGTATTCAAGAAATGCCATACAGACAATATCGGGATATGCATAGTGGACGGTTCCGTTTTGGACGGTCTCTAAGTGAAGCCTTGACTCGTTATACCCTTTTGAATGTAAGTAGTCTTTGAAGAAAGAAATGCGGTCTTTTCCTGATATGACATCGTCGTGGTGTTCTTCCCATTCACGTGTGATTGCCTGTATCACGCTCCGCGATACACCAGTCGCACCGGCTAGGCCTCGCTGCGTCAGGAAAGGAATCCCATTTTCAAGGATGCCCATTTCAATGCCGTTCACATCTCTCTGCACTTCAATCCCAAGGTCCAATGGTATCTGTTTTTGAGCGGCCACTTGATTTGATGGTTTCATGCTTAACCTCATGATACTTAAAGAATTTGTGGTGGCCTGTTGATAACCAAACTTAGGCCGTTAAAAGTGACTCAGAAATAAAATAGAACGTATTACTTCAATGATAAAAAATAAGGAGCCAAACGGCTCCTTGTCTCACGATCTTCTGTAGTACTTCCTATGCTCCACCATCGTTCCGATGATCTGCACGTGGTGATGGTCGCCTGTCACTCGCGTCGCCAGTGGGATGCGCCCCAAGGGAGCGATTGAGCGTAAGACTCCAGGGCTCATTTGGACCATTCGTAGCCTCGTAGGGCCATTTTCTTATAGGCCTCGATGGCGCGGTCGACGATGGATGCCACGATTGGCTCGCCTTCTTCGTCAACCATAATTGGTACCACGGTGCATTTGCACCCATCAATATTTTCGGGATCTGACCAGAACTCTTTTACCTCCTGAGGGGTAAATAGCTTGCCATGTCGTGCTGCATGGCTTTTTCGCGTGGTTGGCGAAAGAGCGGAGAGATGGAGGTAGCGGTACCCGTCGCCCAAGTCGTCTTCACCTATCTCGCGCATTCTGTCATCGTGTCGACCTTGATCGGATTCGAGCGTCATGAAAGCCTCCGTTTTAAAACTATCGATCTAGAGCCCGAACCCGCACCAAAACGCGCGTCCAACGACCCGGTCATCAATGTCTATCTGGATGTCAGGCAGATCCTTGGCCCTGGCTGCGTTGTGCGATCTAGCAAGCCAGACCCCGTCCTCTTGCACCAACTGCTTCACCAGCAACTGTCCATCTATCCATAGCACGTAGATGCGCTTGGATATTGGCTCGCACAAGGCCGTGTTAGCCAGAACGACAGACTCATCAGGTATATGCGCGTCTATCATCGAATCCCCATCAACAGGGAAGGCGAGCACGGTCTCAGGCTTAGCTCCGTTTTTTGCAAGCCAGTCTCTACGGAACATGAGCAATTTGCTGATGTCTTCTGAATAGACAATCCTTCCTTTGCCTGCAGACGCTTTGGCGTCAATCATTTTGACCGGGGCATGCTCTTCAGGATCGATGGCGCCCGTCGCCGCAGCTACCTCTGCCATCTTGAGTGCCAGTGTGGGGCTTATTTCCGATGGCTCCCAACCGAAGTGGTTCTTGAGCTTCGTTAGCAAATCCACATTGATTGGTCGGATGCCTCTGCAAAATTGGCTGAAGGCACTTTGAGACATATTCAAAGCGCCAGCAACTGCTTCTTGGTTGACTCTTTCGCCGGCCGCGTGCCTCTCGGCCTTCCATGTCTTGTATCTAGACATGAGGCGTTGCGCGTCACCAATCACATCGGCGGTTGATTTTGAGTCTTTTTCCATGAGTGGAATATATAAGTGATGCTTCTAAGAGGCAAAAAGCATTGCTTGTAATAGAAGCAATGCTTATAATAAATTCATGAACATGATCCATGAAATCCGAAAGACGGCTGGCATGTCGCAATCTGCCCTGGCAGCCCTGCTTGGCGTGACACAGCCAACCATTTCTCAATACGAGCGGGGTGTGACCAGGCCTGCAATTGACCACGCGCTTCGCCTAGTTGAGTTGGCGAAGCGGCATGGCAAACGCATTCGCCTGGAGGATCTGTACCGCCAACAACCGAAGGAGAGCAGCCATGCCTGACCCCAAAGACCGCGAGCCCATCCCGATAGGGCCGCCCGATTGCTAATGCAGCGTCGCGGCCCCCGCTTCGCCCAAGCCGTGAAGCTCATTCCACAGCAGCCTGTCCAGCACGCCCTCTACATGAGCCTCTGTTGGGTATTCAAACATTTGCCTGGCCAGCTCTTCGGCACGGTCCAGCAGCTCCAGGCGTTCTAAGTCGATTTCTTCTTCCATGCCGGTAGTGTCCGGCGCCAACCCATTCGTTTCCATTCGTGCTTTCCGATACGTAGTTTCCACACTTGCATCGTATCGACGTGCACGAATCAGCGAAACGCTGAACTGCAGGAGATTTCATCCCCATGACCTGTCGATACACCAATACCGATTGGCGTGACGTGCTCTACAACTGCGTCCGACGCACCCCAGGTGGGGTTACGGCCGCCGCCGCGTTCCTCACGGATCGCCGCCAGATCTCTACCCATCCAGAGCGCTTACGCAAAAAGCTGCGTGGTACCGACGGCGAAACCATGGATGTCGACATGGCACTCATGCTGTCCGAATGGATGGAGGCCCAGGATGGCGGCCCTGTTTATGCACGTGACTGGCTTCAAGCCTTGTGCGCCCAGGAAGGGCTGCATGTCGATGCCGTGCCGCCGGCGCCCGTGGGCGGCTGGAAGTGCGAAGCGGCGGCGCTCCAAGCCAAGTTCCTCGATATCACCATGCTGATCGGCCAAATTGCGGGCGTGACAGCAGAAACGATTGCCGACGGCTCAATCAGCCAGGCCGAGGCCGACAAGCTGATTCCGCTGCTGTGCGATGCCCGGATCATCTTGCACCGCATGGAGCGCAACGCGCGCCGCGCTGCTGAGGGAGGCGAGAAGCCATGATGGAAAAACAAGTTTTCAATCTCGTCAGTCCCCTGGTTCGACGCAATGCTGCTCACGCCATTGCCCAGGCGCCTGAAGGGTATCGGGTTGAGATTCGTCCCCGTACGCGATCGCTCGACCAGAACGCCATGATGTGGTCGATTCTGGCCGATCTGTCCCGGCAGGTGGACTGGATGGTCAATGGCGTGGCCACCAAGCTGGAGGCCGACGAGTGGAAAGATATTCTTTCGGCCAGCCTGAATCAAGAGACGCGCATGTCCCAGGGTATTCGCGGCGGCATCGTGATCCTGGGCCAGCGCACCAGCAAGATGACGGTCCGCCAGATGTCCGAGTTGATCGAGCTCGCGCTGTCATTCGGGGCAGAGAAGGGCGTTCGCTGGTCGCCCACTTCAATCGGGAGCGGGGCATGAGAGCCTGGAACAGCACACTGCGCGCCGGAGGCCCACTGCGCACCTACAAGCCGATGAAGGGAACGGCCTGGAAGAAGAGGGCGCCCAAGAAGCGGCAGGGCCGGCATGACAAGTCGATGCTGGACGCCTGCCGCGGGCAGCCGTGTTTCCTGGCTATTGACTGGGTATGCCTGGGGCCTGCGGGTTTCGACACGGTAGTTCCATGCCACAGCAATCAAGCCCGCCATGGCAAAGCCACCGGCCGCAAGGCCGACGACATTTACACCGTTCCGGGCTGCATGGCCTGCCATCGGTTCATTGATCAATCTGGCGCGGCCAAGGAGCTGAAGTTTTCGCTCTGGGACGCTGCCTATGCCCGCTGGGCACCTATTCGAGATGGAGGGGTGGCATGAGCACGTCTATGCCGTGGTTCCGTATGTACACGGACTTTTTGAATGATCCAAAGATGATCGCCCTGGCTTTTGAAGACCAGCGCCACTTTATCGGCGTGCTGGCTCTGAAAAGCGACGGCGCGCTGGACCAGGACTGCCAGCCCGACTTGCTCGATCGCATCGTGGCGCAGCGTCTGTGGATTGATCACGCAATCATCCGCGAGGTGAAAAAACGCTTGATGGCTGCAGGTCTGATCGATGCTGCTTGGCAGCCATTGGCATGGGATCGCCGCCAGTCTCGCTCGGACAGCAGCGCTGAGCGTACCCGTAAGTATCGGGAAAAGCTAAAGAATCAATCGGGTGACGCTGCCGGTGACGGTGATGTGACGTCACAGAAACGTCACAGTGACGGCCTAGATATAGATAAAGAAGAAGATATAGAAACAGATAAAGAACAAAAAACAAAACCGCGTGCACGCGCTGGCGCGCCTGCTATCGATTTTTCATCCTGGCCGGTAGAGCCCAGCCCGGAAGTGGTTGCCGACTACCTGCGGCACCGGAAGGAAATCAAGGCCCCGCTGACGCAGACCGCTGCAAACCGACTGGGGGCAGAAGCCCGTCGAGCCATGGCCATGGGCTACAGCGTTGACGACTTCCTGGCCGAGTGCATGCTGCGCGGCTGGCGTGGCGGCAAGGCCGAATGGCTTGAGCAAAAGCAGGGGCGTGTTTCCGGCAAGCCAGATTTCGCTCACGCGGGCGGCCTCAACCGCCAGGAAGCCCTGGAAGCCCGTAACCGTGAAATTGCGCGCCGTGCCGCGATGGAGGCCTGACATGATGCCAGTCGAAAAACAGCCGTTCTACGACTTGATGGCGGATGTGTACGCCTTCTACCGCCAGGATACGTCCAGCTTTGCCCTGGGCATTTGGTGGGATGCCATGAAGCCGTTCGATTTGGTTGCCGTGACCAACGCCTTGAGCCGTCACTGCGTCAACCCGGACAATGGCCAGTACATGCCCAAGCCCTCCGACATCGTGAAGCTGCTGCGCGGATCCACTCAGGACAGCGCACTGGTGGCCTGGGCGAAGGTGGACAAGGCGGTGCGCAACATCGGCACCTATCGCAGCGTGACATTCGACGATCCGATCATCCTGCTGGTGCTGCAGGACATGGGCGGGTGGATCGCGCTGGGGACAAAGAAAGAGGATGAGTGGCCGTTTTTGGCGCGGGAGTTCGAGAACCGCTACCGAGGCTACGCCACACGCCCCAGCCTGGAGTATCCCCGTTGGTTGCCCGGCATTGCCGAAGCGCAGAACAGTCAGTCTGGCCAGCCGGTAGAGCCGCCGGTGCTGATCGGTGACGCTGTGCGTGCCAAGGCGGCCCTGCAGAGCGGCTCGGACACGCAGCGCATCGGATTCCAGCAGCTCAGCGAGCGTGAAATGCAGGAGGCCCTGGCGCCCAGTTCGCCGCAGAGGTTGCAGGCATGAAGCGCAAGTACGGAAACCGCAAGGTCGTGCTGGACGGCCACGCTTTTGACTCAAAACGGGAAGCCTGCCGGTACGGCGAGCTCAAGCTGCTGGAGCGGGCAGGGCAGATCACCGGCCTGGAGCTGCAGCCACGGTTCGAGTTGATCCCCAAGCAGCGCCGGGCGGATGGCAAAGCAGAGCGGGCCTGTGAGTACGTGGCTGACTTCCGGTACACGGACGCCCGCACCGGTCAGCAGGTAATCGAGGATGCTAAGGGCATGCGCACGCGGGACTACATCGTGAAGCGAAAGCTGATGCTCCAGGTTCACGGCATTTCTGTGCGGGAGGTTTGATATGCCATACCCAAGCTGGATGTACCAAGACCCGTCCAAGCGCGTGGACTTTGTGCGCAGGAAGCGCAAGGAGCACGAAGCACGGCAGCCGGAAGCTAAACGGGAGCGTGCGCGAGAGGGATTGAAAGCATTATTTGGGGAGGGCGGCCATGCAAAAACTGAGCGGCGATGATTTGCTCTGGAACTGGGCTCGCTGGTGCTGGTCGGGCGAGACGGTCGGAAACATGGAGCGGTATGTGCCCTGGGAGGACGATTACCGCCCAATCAACCAAGACCACGCCCAGGCTGTGGACGCTCTGTACCAGCGCCTGCCGCGCTATCAGGCCATGGTGGTGCAAGCCGAGTACACCCGTAAGAACTCGCACTTTGGCAACCTGTCTGCACCTGAGCGCCTGGTGGTAGCACGTCGGTGGATTCGTCAGATCACAGGAGCCATATTGCGGGACGAGGATTATAAACGGCACCTGGAAGGATTCAGGGCCAAGGTAGAGAAGGAGGTATTGCAGTGAAGTATGCAAGCGAGATCCTGCATTTGATGCGACCGTACCCAGGCAGGGAGTTCCGGATGGCCCAGCTTGTGCGTGATGCCGTTGGAGGGCGCGAGCTCACCGTTCGGCAATCAGAGGCGGTTAGAAAAGGGGTGCGTCGCGTCTTGGAGCACCTTATCGAATCAGGCCAGGTAGAGCGCGTCGGCGGTGAAACAAGGTCAGCCACATACGTATGGCGCGGATTGGGACATGAAGATTCCCAAAATACTGGATTATTGGGACACTCTACGGGACAATATCCCCAGCACAACTGTGCCTATAGGTTTTGAATCAAGCCCGAGCGAGGAATCGCCGGGCTTTTTCTTTTGGTGCCTCCATGTTTTATCTCTGCGTAATCGGTTTCGATGAGGCATTGAGGGCAATGCGTGTGGCCCTCCTGTCTGAGAGTCAAGGCGAATACCTGCAGACAATTGAGGCGGGTACTTGGGTTGAGGCTCGTGAGCAGGTGGAAACACGCGGACTGGCACATGTTTTTGGGTACGGATGGATTTTAAGATAAGGCAGGCCCGCCCATCGAAAGATCGGCGGGTTTTTCTTTATGCCTTTACTTTTCGACTCCCAGTCAGAGCGATCTGATGCCCAGGGGCCAGTGATACCGCTGCAAGTCCGACAAGCTTATTGTCTTTGTGTTTGCCTGATATAGAAACTTCAAATTCTTTTGCCCCAGGGAAGAAGCCGTCCTTGTGGCCCAGAAACTGTGTGGCTGTAATTTTTCCGCTGAAGCTATCATTTTCGCCAGTCGCGATTTCGCCTACGTAGGTCATGCCGGAGTCCCCACCAAGGATTTTTCCGTCTTTGATCACGATGGCAGCACCGCTTCGGCGCCCATTGAATTCGAGCACAAGGCTCCAGAGACCATTCATATGAAAACCTTTCTTGGAAAAATGATCGTCGCTGGATTGCGGCGTATCAGTCGCAAGAGTAACCGCGAATTCAACGATTTGGCGGGCTTCTACTTTTTTCTGACGCGGTCGAATATCAAAGCCGCTTGGCTGGCGTTCTGGGATTAAAGCAAGCCGGTAGCTGGTCCGCTCGACTGCTCTGGTGCATACTTTGATTTCTCATTTTTCAAGGAGGCGGTATGACCAGGAAGGCGGTTCAGATTGCGGCGACAGTATCTGGGGAAGGGACTGATCGAAGAGAAAGCCTATATGCGTTGGACGATGAGGGGAGAATATGGATTATCGACCCCTATCAGCGCAGAACGGAGTGGAGCGAAATACAGGCCCTTCCAGAGAAGGCGTCACCTAAAGCCGGTGTAAAAAAGATTAGTGGGTTGACCTAACCTAAATAGGTGTGAGTATTAAACGGCTCAGGCATGAAATCTGCCTGGGCTTTTTTTATGGATAAATTATGGTGCAGCCAGATAAAAAGGCGGCGCCAGACTGGGAACGTATTGAGGCGGATTACCGGGCTGGCCTGCTGTCAGTTCGAGAGATAGCCGCAGCCAATGGTGTATCTCACGTCGCAATCGGCAAGCGCGCAAAGCGTGATGGCTGGGAGCGAGATCTTAATGCAAAGATCAAAGCCAAGGCCGATGCGCTGGTTACCAAAGCAGAGGTTACCAAGGAGGTTACCAGCGAGCAGGCGGTAACCGAGCGTCGGATTGTTGAAGCGAATGCTCATGTAATTGCGGAGGTCCGCGTGTCCCACCGTAGGGATATCGCCCGCGCCCGCAGCCTGGCAATGAAGCTGCTGGATGAGCTGGAAGTCCAGACGGACAGCGTTGACCTGCTGGAGCAATTGGAGACGGCGCTTGCTGGCGAGGATGGCCCTGATGGGCTTACCCGGGTGTTCCAGCGTGTGACATCCACGGCTGGTCGTATCGACAGCGCCAAGAAGTTGGCCGAGGCCATGAAGGTGCTGGTCAGTATGGAGCGCGAGGCATACGGGATCGTAGACGCCGCCAAGGTGGAGCACACCGGGAAAGATGGCGGGCCTGTCGAAGTGGTGCACATGACGCCGGACGCTATCCGGAGGGTAATGGAGAAAGATGACTGCTGACGACGGTATCCGGTCTGCAATGTGCGGGGCCGATGGCCTGTACTTTGCCCGGTACTTCTTTAAGCAGCGCATGGGCTCCAAGATGATCGTGGCTCCACACCACAAGGTGATTCAGCAAACGCTTGATCGCGTGGTGTCTGGTGAGATTACCCGCCTGATCATTAATGTCCCGCCTGGGTACACAAAGACCGAGCTGGCGACGATCAACATGATCGGGCGCGGCCTGGCGCTGAATAACCGGGCCCGGTTCATGCATTTGTCTTACTCGCATAACCTGGCACTGCTGAACTCCAGCACGGCGCGCGGCGTCGTTAAATCTCAGGCCTACCAAGCTATGTGGCCCATGGCGCTGCGCGACGATGCAGACAGTAAGGCCATGTGGTGGACTGAGCACGGCGGCGGGGTCTATGCCTCATCAGCCGCTGGTCAGGTGACAGGCTTTCGGGCTGGACACATGGAGCCGGGCTGGCAGGGGGCGCTGATCATTGACGATCCGGTCAAGCCGGATGATGCCCATAGTGAAACAGTGCGAGACGGCGTCAATAGTCGTTTCAACGAGACGATTAAGTCACGACTGGCACTGGAAACCACGCCCATGATTGTGATCATGCAGCGTATCCATTACAGCGACCTGAGTGGCTACCTGCTGCGTGGTGGATCCGGTGAGAAATGGCACCACCTGAACCTGCCGGTGATCATCGACAACAGCTTGCCGTACCCGGAAGAGAATACACACGGCATCCCGATTGATCACGGCCTGCCTGATGGCTGGCTCTGGCCTTTCAAGCACAACGAATCGCACCGGGCCGCGCTGTTTTCTCACCGGCGAACGGCAGAGGCACAGTACATGCAGCGCCCACGGCGGTTCAACGCGGAGGGAGCGCTGTGGACTGAGGCGCTGATTACAGCAGCCCATGCTCTGCAGATTCGGCATGAGCTGGTACGCACGGTGGTGGCGGTTGACCCGGCCACGACTGCCAGTGATGAGAGCGACGAGACCGGCATTGTGGCAGCCAGCTCCTATGGATCAGGCGAAAACCGCCAGTATTCGGTAGATGGCGACTATAGCGGCAAGTACAGCCCGAATGGTTGGGCTCAGAAGGCCATCGGTGCTTACGAGCAGCACAATGCTGACGCTATCGTCATCGAGACAAACCAGGGCGGCGATATGGCCGAGTCCACGCTTCGCAATGCGGGTTTCAAGGGGCGCATTGTCCGGGTGCATGCCAGCAAAGGCAAGTTTGCCCGTGCCGAGCCGATATCCGCGCTGTATGAGCAGGGCCGCGTGTCGCACCAGGGGGCGCTGTACCTGCTGGAGAACCAGCTCATGGAATATGTGCCGACAACGGCCAAGAAATCGCCCGACCGGCTTGATGCCATGGTCTGGGCGCTGACTGAGCTGGGCGGCACGCAGGCCATGGGTTTGATGATTCCAAAGCGCCTACTTCAAGGCAAATAAATGGCAATTTTCAATGTTTCAGCGCGAGACGGCAGCGTTTCGCTGGTTATCCGTGCGCGCTGCATGTCCTGTGCGCGGCAATTGGCGGCTGATCGGTCGCCTGTGCATGAAAAGCGCTTGTGGCGTGATCCTGAGATGTCCAGTGTTGAACTGGTCGACCATCCGGAGCGCCTGGGCTATTTCAGCGAAGGCATGAACGGAATACTTAAGCGGATTACGACATGACGGCAAGCAATCTACAACTGGCGGTGAACCATGCTATGCATGACGCCGCGTTGGCGCGTGCCCGCATGAACCTGCTGAACCCCTTGGGTATGGGGCTGGATGATAAGCGAGCCGCTGCCTGGTGCGAGTACGGCTTTAAGCAGAACCTGGACTTCCATGACTTCTACAAGCTGTATCGCCGCAACGGGCTGGCCAGTGGTGCAGTAGAGAAGCTGGCCGGAACCTGTTGGAAAACAGACCCCTGGGTGATCCAGGGCGATAAAGAGGACGAGTCCAGAAAGGAAACGGCCTGGGAGAAGAAGGCCACTCAGGTTTTGACGGCTCGGTTATGGCGTCGGTTCCGTGAGGCAGACGCCCGACGCTTGGTAGGTCGGTACTCTGGTCTTGTCTTGCGGGTTAAAGACAGTGGCAAGTGGCATGAGCCAGTGAAGGGCGGCTCCAAAGCCCTGGTTGATGTGGTGCCGGTTTGGGCTGCAACGCTACGGGTGTCTGAGTGGAATACCGATTTGTCATCAGAGAATTACGGCAAGCCCAAGTTCTGGAGCTATGTAGAGCAGAGCACAAACGGGCAGCCTGGGCGGAACATCAAGATTCACCCTGACCGCGTGTTCATCCTGGGCGACTACTCCGGTGACTCCATAGGTTTTCTCGAGCCTGTCTATAACAACTTCGTGTCACTGGAAAAGGTGGAGGGCGGCTCGGGTGAGTCGTTCTTAAAGAACGCAGCCCGTCAGCTCAACATCAATTTCGACAAAGAGATCGACTTTAAAAACCTTGCAGCGATGTACGACGTATCTGTCGATCAGTTGCAAGAGCGATTCAACGAAGCCGCGAAAGAGGTGAACCGCGGCAATGACGTACTCCTGACTACGCAGGGGGCGGCGGTCACGCCTCTTGTATCAGCAGTTCCAGACCCAGGGCCAACCTACAACATCAACCTGCAGACCATTTCAGCCGGCCTGGATATCCCAAGCCGCGTGCTTGTTGGCAATCAGCAGGGGGAGCGAGCCAGCACCGAGGACCTGAAGTTCTTCTACGCACGCTGCCAGTCACGCCGCATGGATCTGTCTTTTGAGATCGAGGATTTGGTTGACCACTTGGTGCGCATTGGCGTGCTTGATGCCACGGGCGAAAAGACGGTGATGTGGGATGACCTCACGGAGCAGACCTTTGCCGAGCGGCTGGATAACGCCGCCAAAATGAGCACGATCAACCAGACTGCTTTGGCGACGGGTGAGGAAGTGTTCAGCAACGACGAGATACGGGTTGCTGGTGGCTTTGACCCCAAAGACAGCGAGCCGTTAGATGAAGGCGATGATAAGGACGAGGATGGCGACGAAACCGAAACCCCCGATCCTACCCCGTGACCTGCGGGACCCGACTGGCGTGGACACGCTGGAACGACGCGCAATGCGTGACTTCAATGTGCGCATCAATAAGGTAGCCAAGGCTTACCGTGCTGCGCTAGACGAGATACCAGTAGAGCCAGTGGTTAACCGGCGCTATCAGTTCCGACTCGACACGTATTTGCTGCGTACCTTGCTGGCCAGGCTGGATGCCATCGTTGCCGAGATCCTGCTGGAAGGGGGCGACGAGAATATCTGGCTCTTTGACCGGTACGTCGAGGTAGCTGCTACACGTGGCACGGCCCAGGTGTTCGCCAATCTGTCTCAGCAGTCCGCAGCGTACAGGGGCGGGCGAATTTCTCTGCAGGAGATTTTGCGCAGTGAGCCACATCGCCGCCGCATGGCTTTACTCAGCGCTCGGGTAGCAGAAGAAATGAAGGGTGTTGTCGGAGATGTGAAGGCGAACATGACTCGTGTGCTGACTGATGGCATAGGGCGCGGCTTGAATCCCCGAGAGGTGGCAAAGAACCTGACCGCCCAGGCCGGTATTGAGACACGGCGGGCGCATCGGGTTGCACGCACTGAAATCACCACGGCGCTACGGCGTGCCAAGTGGGACGAGGCCAGCGATGCTGAGCAGGACTATGGCCTACAAACAAAAGAGCTTCATCTGTCTGCGTTGAGCCCAACAACGCGGGCCACCCACGCAGCCCGGCACGGGAAGCTATTCACTCGGGACCAGGTGCAGGACTGGTGGAGCCAGAACGGGAACAGTGTGAATTGCAAGTGCACAACAGTGAGTGTGATGGTTGATGAAGACGGGAAACCGGTTGTGCCTTCGATCATTCAACGTGCACAGCAAGCAAAAACCAATATGGAGAAACGAGGCTATGCCTGGTCAGACACAGAATAGCGGGCCGATGCAGGTCAACGTGACCACGCAGGTCAACAGCCAGCAGATCCGCAAAGTGACGCACAACAGCCGTGAGCATTGGGTTCTGCCCAGCTACACGTTACCTGCCAACGTGGTCATGAATGGCGGTTTGTATCCGGCCAGTGAGATCGATGCCCACTATCAGGGGCTGGAAGGAACGCTGGCGCCGCTGGGCCATCCGCAGGTGGACGGTCAGTTCGTGTCGGCGTTTAGTCCCGAGGGCATCAATGTCGGCCATGTGGGCGCATTTAACCGCAACGTGAAGAAATCCGGCAACCGCATCTACTTGGAGAAGTGGGTAGATGTAGAGGTTGCACAGCGCACCGAGGAAGGCCGAGCCTTGCTTGAGCGCGTGGAAGCCCTGGAGCGTGGCGATGATGTGCCGCCGATCCACACCAGCGTGGCTGTGTTTCTGGATCGCCTGGAGGCGAACGAGGAACAGAAAGCGGCCGGTGCGGAGTGGGTTGCCAAGATCAAGAGCATGGACCACGACGCCATTCTTATGGATGAGGTGGGGGCGGCCACGCCGGAGCAGGGCGTTGGCCTCATGGTCAATGCGGACCAAGCCAAGCCCTTGCAGGCCAATTCTGGCGCGTTGGTGGGCGAATCCTTCCGGGAGCGCGAGCAACGCCTGGACCGAGCCGCCAAAGAGCGTTTCGCTCAAGGCACTGACGAATATGCCTGGGTTGCCGACTTCACGGACAGCCAAGCCATCATCGTGCGTAACGGTGGAGCTGCTGAGGTTTACGGATACAAGGCCGAAGCCGGGAAGATCGTCTTTGACGACACCGGCGCGGCTGTCGTGCGCCAAGAGTCCTGGGTGGCAGTAGTCGCCAACAGCATCAAGAAAGGCGCACAGAAGATTTTTACCCCGCAGGCCCGGCCTGCAGTCAACAACAAGGAGGGCGAAATGCCTCTGACTCCCGAAGAAAAGGCCGAGCTGACCAGCGATATCAGTAAAGCCGTAACTGCCAATATTGGCCAAGCCGTGGCAGACGCCATCAAGCCGGTTTCCGATGCTGTGACGGCACTGCAGGCCAACCACAAGGAACTGGCCGATCAGCTGACCGCCAATGCCAAGGCCGAAGAAGCCGAGAAGCGCAAAGCCGTGGCGGCCGCGCATGGCGATATTGTCGCCAACGCCTTGTCGGGCGAAGCCCTGGACGCCATGCACAAGTCCCTGGGCACTGCTGCGCCGCTGGGCGCCGGCCACATCCAGACCAATAGCAACGCGCTGACTGCTGATGTCACCGCACTGCCGCAGGAGTAAGCCATGAGCCGCTACCGCCGCATCAATATCGACGGCAAGTCCGTCACCGAAACCCGTGTGGCTGCCGCTGCGCTGCTGCCTGGCACGTTCGCTGTGATCGATGCCAATGACAAGTTTGCCCAGGCTGCCGCAGCCGTGGGTCGGGTCTATGTCATCAACAGCGCCTATCACCAAGGTCTGGGCATTCGTGACGTTGTGCCTGCTGGCGATTCTGCCGTGGGTGACTACGTTGAAGAAGGTCGCGAGCTGGCCGTGCTGTGTCCGGCTGGTACCTACAAGAAGGACGCGCCCATCAAGATCGGTGCTTCGGGCCAGGGCGCCATTGCCACCAGCGACACCGACACCGTGATCGGCTACAGCCAAGACGAAGCGGTGATCGCCTCCGACCAGACCGACTTCATCCGCGTGCGCATGCGTGTCGGCACCGTGGCTGCGCCAGCACCCTAAACAGGAGAACAAGACATGTTTCTGACTCAAGCCGCGATTGCGGCCAATCCCCGGCTGCTGGGCCATTTCCAGGCACTGCAGGCCAACCGCAATATCTGGAACAACCAAGACGCTGCGCTGATCCAGGCCAACCGCGCCGTCATGACGCCTGAAATGCTGCAGGCCAACGCGCTGGCGGGCCTGGGCCGCGAATTTTGGCAGGAGGTGGACCGCCAGATCGTCACCTTCCGTGACCAAGAAACCGGCATGGAAATCGTCAATGACCTGCTGGCCGTGCAAACGGTGCTGGACATTGGCAAGACCGTGAAGTCGTACAACATCGCTGGCGATATCGCTGATGATGTGTCGATCAGCATCGACGGCCAGGCTCCGTACTCGTTTGATCACACCGAATACGATAACGACGGCGACCCGGTGCCAATCTTCACTGCGGGTTACGGGGTGAACTGGCGCCATGATGCTGGCCTGCGTACCGCTGGGATTGACCTGGTGCTGGACTCCCAGGCCGCTAAGTTACGCAAGTTCTATAAGAGTATCGTCAGCTATGTGCTGAGCGGCTCCGAGCGAATCCGCGTGGATGGCAAGCCCGGTCAGGGCCTGAAGAACCACCGCAACACGGTGAAGCTGAATCTGGGCAGCGGGGCGGGCGGCGCGAGCATTGATCTGAGCACAGCCACTCAGCAGCAGATCATAGACTTTTTCACCAAGGGGGCTTTTGGTCAGGCGGCCCGTGCCAACAAGGTTGATGTTTATGACGTGCTGTGGGTGTCGCCCGAGATTTGGGCGAATCTGTCGCAGCCGTACCTGATTCAACTTGGTACTGGTGGCGGCACCGTTGCTGGCTCCGTTCTGGATGCGGTCAAGAGCTTCATTCCTGCCCGCTCGATTCGCCAGACGTTTGCATTGTCCGGCAACGAGTTCATCGCCTACCAGCGCCGTCAAGACGTTGTTTCGCCTCTGGTCGGTATGGCCGTCGGCACCGTGCCGCTTTTGCGCCTGCGCCCGCAGGACAACCACAACTTCCAGATCATGTCGGCCATGGGCTTGCAGATCAAGCGTGACGGCGACGGTAAGTCCGGCGTGCTGTACGGCGCTGACCTGGACTAAGGGGATGGGGATGGCTAAATATCAAGTCGTTCGTGCTTGGCACGGGGTAATCGTTGGTCAGGTAGTAGAGATGGAGAAGGTACACCCATCTCTCAAGGCCAACGTCATCCCATTGACTCAAGTTGCGCCAGCCTCCGATGAGGCCGGCGATCTCCTAAAGCAGGCCCAAGCGGAGATTGATGCGATGCGCGAACGTGCCCAAGCTGAGCTTGCGCAACGCGTGGAAGAAGCCAAGCAGGAGGCCCAGGCCGAGGCTGACCGCATCATCGGTGAAGCAACCGCCGAAGCTGAGCGTATCAAGCAAGAAGCACAGCAGAAGGCCGGGGAGTTGACCCCAGCAACGCCGGATGCGGGTAGCAAGCAGACCAAAGCCAAGTAACCGCCATCCAGGCGGTTTTTTTATGCCCGTCTGTTCGGGCAGGCGCTTCCAAGCAGCCTTAAATCGGTAGGTGCCGAGCCTGAGAGGGTGGAAGAGCTTTGAAAAGTCCGGGGCTGCCCATTGCGGGCGGCCCTTTTCTTTTCGGAGAACGAAACGATGAAAGAACTGATGTTCCAAAACCAAACCATTCGTCTGATTGAGAAAGACGGAAAGCACTGGGCCAGCGCAGCAGATATAGCGCGGGCGCTGGGGTACAGCCGCGCTGACTCTGTGACGCGCTTGTATGACAAATATCGGGCGGAGTTCTCGGAGTCGATGACGCAGATTGTCGAGACCACCAATCCGGTGTTCTCGGACAACTTGGTCATGCGGTCGCGAGTATTCAGCCTTCGTGGAGCCCATCTGATTGGCATGTTTTCCCGCACAAGCAAAGCACAGGCATTTCGGCGCTGGGTCCTTGATGTGCTGGAGCAGCACCAAGCCGCACCATCACTCATTCAGGAGTGGTTTGAGGCCAAGGCTGCACTCGATGCGCAAGACCGATTTGCCAGCCTGTGCGGCCGAGGGTTGAGCGAACATAAACGCCGCAAGCCGCCCTTGGTAACGCGGGTGAATCAAATATCTGAACAAATGCAGCCATCGCTGCAATTGAACTGACCCGGCCAAGCGCCGGGTTTTCTTTTTGGGGATTACATGATTACCGCTGAGCAAGCCCAGCAATATCTGGCCAGTCAAGGGATCAGCAAAGTCCCTGATTTCATCTTGGCCGCCTGGATTGAACTGGTAAACAGCATCCAAGGGTGCCTAGACGAGCATTACACGCCAGCGGTAGCGCTGCTGATCCAGTCCTATCTGTTGGCCCTCATGGCTTACGGGCAAGGGGATAAGTACATCAGTAGCCAAACTGGCCCGAGCGGCGCGTCCCGCTCCTTCCGGTATCAAGGCTTTGCCGACCGGTGGCGCGGGATGCTTGGGTTGCTGCGCGGCCTAGATAAACATGGCTGCGCTACTGGGCTGATTCCGCCTGATCCTACAGTCCAGGCTCATGGTGGCCTGTGGATTGCCAAGGGTGGCTGTCATTCTGGGGGGCGTTGATGAGCGAAACAGCTAACTGGAGCTATACCAACACCGCCACCGTGAAGCCCTATATAGGCACGGACGAGTGGGGCGGCAGCAAATACGGTGAGCCATACGAGATCGCCTGCACATGGGCGGCCAAGTCCGAGCAGATGCGCGACTCGATGGGCGCGGAGTTCGTCACTCGCAACCAGATCTACACGGAGGACCGGCGGCCCGGCTACCTGGACCTGATACAGCTCAAGGGCTCGTCCGACTGGCAAGAGATCCGGGCTGTTACCAGCTGGGACATGTCCTTTTTCGGCGAAGCGCCGGATTTCCTGCTGGTGACGTGATGGCAACTCGAGGAATCAAGCAGGTCAAAAACAACCTGCGCCGGCTGCAGGCCGAGATTCAAGGGCGCCGTACAGAGGCGGCCGTGTACGCGGTCCTGTCGCAGGGTGGGGCCGCTGCGGCAACGATGACGCCTGTGGACACCAGCACTTTGATCAACAGCCATTTTGTGGAAATCAAAGCGGAGGGCGACAAGGTGACAGGCCGAAACGGCTACAGCGCTGAGTACGCCGCTGCTGTCCACTCTGCGCCCGGCACACTCCAAGGCCAGGACCGCCCCAAAAACCGGGGCAAATACTGGGACCCAGGCGGCGAGCCGCATTTCCTGAAGGCGGGTTTTGATCAGATCGCCGCGGATGTGCCGCGCATTTTAAGGAACGCTTACCGTGACTTTGACCGACGTTCGTGATTGGGTGATGGCGGCTTTGCCAGCAGGATACACGCCCCAGTTCGCCTGGGTTGAGTCGTCGCAGCCGGCTGATGCCGTCAAGCGGTACTGCATCGTGCAGCAGATGGGCGGCAGCGGGCCGGCAGTTGAGACGCGCTATCCGCGCTTTCGCGTGGTGCTGCTTGGCCGGCGAAATGAACGCGGCGATGCGCAGCAGATCCTGGGCGACATTGAAGGGTTGCTGCAGGCCGCCATGGGCGACTCCACACCGTGCGGAGCCGCCAATATTCGAGCCATTACCGAGCCGGTCGGCCCGGGGTTCACCACAGAAAACCGGGCCTGGGCCCAGGTTGATTTTGAAAGCATTCTCTAGGAGGCCTACATGGCAAACTGCAAATCTCAGAAGTTCACCGGCCGCACGGCCATTTTGGAGTACGCCATCGGTTGTGGCGACGAACGCCCAGCCAGCGCGGACTGGAAGCGGCTGGGCGCCATGCGTACCAAAGAGCTGACCCTGGAATGGGAGACGGCCGACGGCACTGCCGATGACTCGGTGGGCAGCCTGCGCGAGAACATCGCAACGTTTCAGACGCTCAGCGTATCAGGCGACGGCACCCTCAAAGTGGCCGGCACCGGTGCGGCGGCTCTGATTGCGTTGACCAAGCACGTCATCAATCCTGTTGCCACAGGCGGCGAGCCAGTCGCCTGGATCCGCCTGACCTATCCCGACCTGACGTTCACGTTCTATGCGGTGGTGACCAACATGAGCCGCTCGGCGCCCTACGACGATGTGGCCACCTATTCGTTCGAGGCCAGCGCCACGGCGTCGGACTTTGGTCTGATCGTGGAAGACACGCCGGATCCTGACGCGCCTGCCGTTGACACCGTTGCGGTCACTCCGGCTACGGCCAGCATCGCTGTGGGCTCGACGCGTCAGCTGGCCGCTGCCGTAACGCCGTCGGGTGCTTCGCAAGGCGTGGCCTGGGCATCGTCCGACACCAGCAAGGCGACGGTCTCGCAATCTGGACTGGTAACGGCTGTGGCAGCCGGAGCGGCCACGATCACAGCAACCAGCACCGCGGATGGCGCCAAGAAGGGCACGTGCGCGGTGACGGTTACCGCATGATGATCCTGACCGATGTCGGCGAAGTCGGCATCCACGTGGGCGAGCGGGTGCATGTGCTGCGCCCGTCGCTCTACGCCATGTCGCAACTGGGGGCACCGCTGGAGATCGTGGAGCTGTTCGCCTCAGTGATGGGCGAATCGCCAGCGCTGGTGGACGCCTTGGGCGTGCTCTATGCCTGCGCGAAGGATGATCTATCCGATGTCCTGGGCGCCTGGGAAGGGGAGGGCGACCACTCGCGGTTCGTGCCGGGGCTGGTCGAGCCCGATGCCATCGTGCTGCTGGCGCGCTGCCTCCTCAAGCATGGTGTGATAGGCGCGCTGCCAGAGCTGCCGCGCAAGGCCGACGAAGAGCCGGAGTATCTGCAGGAGTTCGACGCCAGACAACACGTGGCCATTGCGATGGCGCACCTGGGGCTGTCAGAGGGCGAGGCCTGGCAGATGACGATGACCGGTCTGGTGGCGGCCTTGCGGGCGAAGTTTCCGCCGCAAGAAAGCGACGCGCCCGGCGCGCGCGCACCGAGCAAAGCCGAGATGGAAGAGGCGCTGGCTTGGCATGATCGGGTGATGGCGGCAAAGCCCAAATAGGCGCCAGCTTTTGCGCATGCATTCCCCGTTAGGTACTATCTCTGCAATGTTTTGTTGTGGAGGCGGTATGGAGCCAGTTCAGGGTGAGCGCGGGTTATGGTACGTCGGCACGGTCGGCTTTGCTACCAAAGGGCAGGCCCAGGCTTATATAGATAGGGGGATGAAGCATTTTGACGTGCCCGAGATTAAAAGCGTTGGTTCGTTTTATGGATTGAAGCTGCCCTTATTCGTCGTGGCGTTATTAGTGGTTTTAGGCGGCGTCTTTGGTTGGTGGGTGGTCACGGGTAGGATCGATAAGGACCCAGAGAGAAAGCAGAGGATGGATGCGCTGCTCGTCTGTCAAAAGGCAATTGCGTCTGTGGCGCAGTTTGGCAAGAAAGAGTACCCCCCATATCCGCTTGTTCAGTCAGGGGAAGACGCTTTTATTTTTCTTTGGAAGTCAGGCGATTTTTACTTCAAGAATGCTTTCGGCGTCGATGTCCCGCAGTCGGCCCGCTGCGAGGTGAATAAAAGCACGGGTAGGATCCAGTATTTGACAGTTTCTGCGACCGTGCTAGTGAAATGACACCTCGGATGACCTGAATAGACTCAACCCGCTTCGGCGGGTTTTTTTACGGATGTGCCAAATGGCTGAGAATGTCGGAACCATTTACTTTACGGTCGAAGCAGATACGGCCAAGCTGCTGGATGCCGTTAAGCCCGCTGAAAAAAGTCTTGATGACTTAAACAGCGCATTTCAAAAAACCGACAAAGAGGCTAAAGGTGCGTCGGATGCAATAGGGAAAACGGGAAAAAACCTATCAGATTTAGGCTCTTCATCCAAGACGGCCGCAGCTCAAGTTGATGGGCTGGGGAGGTCTACGGGAAAAGTCGGACGTAATTTCTCCGATATGAGTGCCGTTGTTAATTCGACAGTGAGCAATGTGCAACGCGTGGAGCATGTGGCGAGTAGGTCGCAACTGCAATTAACCAAGACCGCAGAGGCTGTACAGAACCTTGGCCGCGAGGCTAATAGTGCAACTTCCCCACTCGGCGCCCTGAGCAAAGTTTTAGGCGGATTGTTGACCCTGCAGGGCGTTAACAGCCTTATTCAGATGGCCGAGGGCTATAACGAAATGGCTGAGCGCGTGCGCATGGCGTCTGGTAGCGCTGCTGAGTACGAAATGGTGCAGCAGCGCCTACTCGCGACGGCCAATGGTACATACCGCTCCCTGGCGGAAGCCCAGGAGATCTATATTCGTACAGCAGACTCTCTCCGCACGATGGGGTATTCCGCTAGTGAATCGCTGGATATCACGGACAGTTTGAGCTATGCCTTCGTGCGAAGCGCTACTAGCGCAGATAGAGCACAGATAGCTATGGGTGCTTTTTCCCGGTCGCTGTCGAAGGGGCGAGTGGATTCTGATGCCTGGGAGATGCTGTTGATTAGCATTCCAACGCTCGCGCAGGATGTCGCCACGGCTCTGGGCAAAACCAGTGAGGAAATCCGCAAAATGGGAGCGGAGGGTAAGCTTACGACCGATCAGCTCGCGGAGGGGTTCCTTAAGACCCGAGACGTAAATAAAGCGGCCTCCGACGGTATGGCTACCACAGTACGCGATGCATATGTCTCTATGAAGAACAACCTGGCCGCATATGTTGGCGAAGCCAACCAGGCAGCCGGCGCGACAAATATTATGTCTGCGGCCGTTGTCGGACTGGGCCAGAACATTGACACGATCGTTAAGACCCTAATGACCGCTGGTGCGGGTGCCTTGGCCCTTTATATTGCTCGAACTGGCGCAGCGGCGCTGGAAAGCATGAAAGCGATGATGGCTGCACGGGTAGAAGCCGCAGAAAATCTGCGACTTGCACAGGCGCGTGCTGTGGCTACTCAAGCCGCTTTGGCGCATGCACAAGCAAACGCAGGTCTTACTGGAACGTTTTCCGCTTTGACTGCCGCCCAGAATGCGAACAATGCGGCGACCGTCGCGCTTGCTGCTACGCAGCGTGCGGCTGCTAGCGCAGGCGCAACGCTGCTCGGTGTGTTGGGAGGCCCTGTAGGGATTATTGCTCTCGTTGCGTCCGCCGCTGCCGGCATGTATCTGTTCAGCGATAGCGCAAACGTTGCCAGGATGGATTTGTCCAAGATGGGCGACACCCTGGAAGACGTGAAGAAGAAAATTGCTGAATTGACCGACTCCAATCGCAGGCTGGCTGAGCAATCTGCTCAGCTGGATTTGGACGCAGCCGTGCGCAAGCTAGATGATGCATATGACGATCTGGTGCGTGGGTCGCTGGCCGACGGTACCAGGGCTGTTGCGAAGTGGCGCGCGGAAAGCTCCCAAGCCATCGCCGATGTCATTGATGCAGCCAAGCGCGGGGAGATTTCTTATCGAGAGCTGGACGCGGCGTTGTTGACGATGGTCGAGTCCTACGCAGAGGTGAATGGGCGCTCGCGTGAGTGGATCAGTCAAATGACTGAGCAGATCGCGGCTACGGCAAAAACTGCGCTTGAAGCAGAAAATGCCCGTCAGAAGCTTGATCTGGTGGCAGAGGCAAACCGTCAGGTTGCCGCCGCGGCCCGCGATGCAGCAGCTGGAACTCGAGAGCTTAACAATGCTTTCAAGGACTCAGTATCTGATGACTACCTGAAGCGCCTGAAAGAGCAGACTAATGCCTTGCGTGATGGGAACAGTGAGCTCAAGAAAGCTCAGCGCTATATCACTGAGCAGAAAGAGGCCGGGAACATTTTTTCTCCGGAGCGAGAGAAGGAGATTCTTGCTGAGGCCACGGCTCACGATAAGCTGAAAAGCGCTCGAACAAGTTCGGCAGCTGTTGGCAAGGCGGCAAATAAAGAGGCGAATGAAGCGAAGCGCGCGGCCGAGGCAAACATCGAGACCTTGGATCGATTGGGTCAAGCTCTCTATTTTGCCGGCTTGCAAGGTGAGGCCCTGGCGTTGGCTCAGGCCCGCGCGTCGCTTAACCAATTTGCCACGCCAGACCAGGTCGAGCAGGTAGAGGCTATGGCAAGAGCACTGTTCAACATCCAGCAGATCGAACAGCAGCGCCAGAAGTTCGGAACCGGACAGCAGGCCGACCAGTACATCATGGGCAACGTTCAGCCCCTGTCCGGGGGCGCGTTCGACGACCAATATGCTCGATATGAGGCCGAAGCTGAGGCTGAGCAGAAACGGTACGACGACCAGCTCGAACGCCTCAGGCAAGCACGGGAATTAAAGGCTGAAACCAACAAGTCCTACGACCAGTTGGAAGAAGAGATGGCCCGCGAGCATTCCAAGCGGATGCAGCAGATCGAACAAGCCAAGGCGCAGGCTCTGCTGAGCTCAGGCGAAAACCTGTTCGGCGCGTTGGCGGATGCGGCCAAGAACTATGCGGGCGAATCCAGCGGCGCGTATAAGGCGATGTTTGCAGCCAGCAAGGCTTTTGCTATCGCCAATGCGACATTGAACCTGTCCACCGCCATTTCGCAAGCGATGGCCGATCCCACCGCGCTCACGCCGGCTCAGAAATTTGCCAACATGGCGGCCATTGCCAGCGCCGGCGGGCAACTGGTCAGCGCGATATCTGGCGCTTCTTTCGGGGGCGGCCGGCAGTATGGCGGGCCGGTCGCCGCCGGAAAGATGTATCGCATCAATGAAACCGGCGCCCCGGAGATACTGAATACCAACGGCAAGCAGTATCTGATGATGAATCAATCATCTGGTCGCGTGACGCCGATGGAGTCTGGGGGGGCTGGAGGTCATGGCGGAGCTGTTGGGGGTGGACAGCCTATCCAGATCAATATCGAGGTGAATGTTTCTGGAGACGGCGGCTCACAAACCCAGGTCAGTGGAACCGGCCCACAGCAGGCGCAGCAGTTTGCTGGCTTGATTGCCGGCCAAGTCCGACAGGTGGTTATCGAGGAATTGGGCCAGGGCGGCCTGCTTTGGAATCAACGACACGGGTACTCATGATGGAAACGTTTATCTGGGCGCCAGAACAAACCAGCGCAGCCGAAGAGGTGAAGTTTCGCGTGCTGTCTGCCAAGTTTGGTGACGGCTACGAGCAGACCGCCGGCGACGGGATCAATACCCGCGAATCGACCTGGGCCTTGACGTTCTTCGGGCGGCAAGAGCGCATCGACGCAATCAAAGCCTTTCTGGATGCCCATGACGGCTGGCGCTCCTTTCTCTGGACGCCGCCAGGCGAAAGCGCGGCCATCGTGGTCAAGTGCAAGGCCTATTCAAGACCGCGTGGCGGTGGGGCTGTCTGGCGGCTGTCCGCTACGTTTGAACAGGGGTTTCGTCCATGACGATCAAGAGCGAAATTCAAAAATTGGAGCCAGGCGGCATTGTGGAAGTCTTCGAGCTGGATGCCGAGGATATAGGCGCGGGTACGCTCCGCTTTCACGGTTACCCGCAGGACCAACCGATCTGGTGGCAGGACAAGCGCTACGAGCCCTGGGCCATTGAGGCGTCGGGGTTCCAGCGGGCTGGAGAAGGGCGCCAGCCCGCCCCACGCGTGCGCGTGGGCAATATTGGACTGGATGCACAGGGCCAGCCCATCCCCGGCGTGATTTCGGCCATGTGCCGCATGTACGGCGACATGGTTGGCGCGCGATTCATCCGGCGCCGGACGCTAGCCAAGTATCTGGATGCGGCCAACTTCGAAGGCGGCAACCCGACGGCGGACCCGTCGCAGGCGTTTCCTGACGAGATCTGGCTGATCGAGCAGCGCACCTCCAGCGATGCGGAGGTCGTTGAGTTCAGGCTATCCAGTCCATTGGACTTCCAGGGCCAGCAGCTGCCGGCGCGTCAGATCACGATTTACTGCGCTTGGACCCGGATCGGTGGCTACCGAGGGCCATATTGCGGCTACACGGGGTCTGCAATGTTCGATAAGAACGACAACTCGGTCAGTGATCCTGCCCTTGATCGGTGCCCCGGCTTTGTGCGTAGC